TCCTGAAAGTTTATCTATTCCTTCTTTAGTATTTAAAGTCATCTTCCAACCAGCTGTTAATTTTACAAGCCAGTCACCAAATGCGTCAATAAGAGGTTTTGCAGTATCAAGAAGAATAAGAAATACTTCATAGAGATTGTTTGCGGCATCGCCAAATTTTCCTAATAACCTATCGTTAGTCTTCCAGACTCTTTCAAGACGTGCAAGATTTTCTACTGAAGTTACAGTTTTAGCAAATTTAACTGCCATCCCACCTAAAACTTTACCAGTGCCTTGAAGAAGCGGACCAAGTTTAGGGAAGAGATCTTTTACAAGAATCCTCATCGCATCTTCTAGTGGACCAAATAAGTCCTTACCAGCAAAAGCTTTAAGTTTTTTAAACTCGTCTCTTATAGAAACCATATATCTAACAAACTTTTGAGCCTCTGGGGAGAGGTCTTTTAAAGCATCTTCGTACGCGTTAGTTGCATCTTTGTTCTTTTTTATATCATCGACTGCTTCAGCCGCATCATCTCTAGCCTCTGTTGCACTGAGGATTGATCTTGCGTTTTCAAGTTTAGTTTCTGTTAGATTTTCTGTAGCATCACTTACTGCTCTTATTGCTGAGACTACATTTTCTTGACCGTCAACTTGCTGTTTAAAGGTGCCCATCGCAGCATTTTTTGCTTCTGTCTTTTTAAGGTCATTGTTTTTATCAATTGCACGGCGATAGTTAAGGTCAGCCTCAGCAAAAGCGAGCTCTGCTTCTTTTCTAGCGCGAGAGTTGGGAGGGAGGTCAGCAACTCGAGCAAGGGTTTCACGTGCTTTTTCAAGCTCGATTGCTGATCTTTGCTCTGCAATTGCAGCATCTTCTGAGTCAAAACCTAACTGCTGTAAATCTTCAATAGCCTGTTCACGGGCCTTATGTAATTCATTTTCCGCATCAACAAGATCACGTTTTGCCCTTAATTCTGATTTAGCAGCGTCTTCATATGCTTTAGCCAGAGCTCTTTGCGCTTTTATTAATGCTTTATTTGCTTTTTCAAGTGCCTTAGTTTTGTCAGCACCTGCTTTTGCTGCTTTGTTTCCAAGAGAAATTGCCTTACCTACACCAGCAAATGCTAACTTTACAGTTATAGCAGCCTGAGCAAGGGACATCATCGAGGCGCCAAGAACAGTCATGGCAGGTAAAGTGATAGCGCCAATTATGGAACCTAAAGAAACTAAGCTTGTACCTAAAACACCAATTGTTCCAGCTGCAGCCGATAATAGTGGCGCAAGAGTGTATCCAGCTCTAGTAAGACTTTGAAATTTTTTGTTCGCTGCTATGCTTTCTCTTTCAAACTTTTTAAACCATCCACTACCACCACCACGTTTAAATCCTCTACTAAAAGCACGACCTGCTTTATCTCCAGATCTTCCGCCGTGTTTATCGACATCTTTAAATCCATCTTTAATATCTTTATCAATACCAGAAGTGATGGCATGTATCATCACATAAGCATCACCTACTATTGCCACAAGCCATCACCTCCTAGTATTTAGCCCAATGGGGCGTCTAATGTCTTTCCAAACGGTAGTGCTGCATCAGGATTAAAATCTGTAGAAGGTACAAATGGTTTTGTCGCTGCCTTAGCAGGGTCAAAAGGAGCTACATCGCTGTAGTCATAGCCACTCTCTTCAGGCTCTAAATCCGAGTAATCTTTACTGCTCGAGGAGCCATGCTTATATTCTTTTTCATAGAACTCTCGATATATAATCTTTCTTACGTTGCTCTTTGCGTCAACTTGTTCTCCACTAGTAACGTTTGTGTAGTCTTCTTCAAAGATGACATGTATTACATCCAACATTTCTGCTGAATCCATTTCTCCAAGACGTAGGCCGCTCATTAGTGCTTTCCCGTTGACATAAGGCCAATGGTCTACTGCCCACTCAAGGAATCCATTGGCCCCGCTGAGGGACGGCCTGAGTACTGCTCTACTAGCCATGATGTAATTTCGCCCAGAGTTTCAACAGTGACAATCTTGTCTGACTCTATAAGAACACTAAAACGCTCATAACTTTCAGGCATAAGAGCCTTATCAAAGAACCCTGTAACTAAGTTAGCAGCGTCTCCAGCTTCTTCAGATGATGCAGCAGCAACCATATCTAGGAGTACTTTTCCTTGAAGTGATGTCTTGCAGTGAAACTCTTCATCGTACAATTTGAACGATAATGGTTCTGTAACGATATCGGTACTACCGAAGTCTTTGAATCTACTTGTCATTTTTCCTTTTCCTCGTTTCTCTTATGTCTTTTTTTACTATTTACATAGTAATATTGTTATTTTACATTACTTTTCTTAGGTTGTCTGAGAGATATCTATTGGCTTTTGTCCCAGGGTGCATGACCGAGTGGGCATAGACAATAGAAGAACCTTTAACGAATCTAAGAACTTTCGCACTATTAGCAACAATTAAGTGAGGTTTTGTGCCCTCATGATGCATCAATGCGTAGTTAAGTCTAGAGCCAACCATTACATATTGACCACGCGGATCACGTGCGTGTCGCATGTGAATAGATGCCCTAAGTGCCCCTGTTCGGACCCCCACCTGACCCTTTGCTAGAGCTTCTAATCGCTTGCCTTTTTTGGCAAGATATCTTCCAACCATGCCGTCAGGATTATTAAATTCAAAATTATAGGCTGGCTTTCTAATTATAACTTTAGCCATTATGGAATTGCCGACGTAACTGTCAATGTCACTGTCTGATATCCGCCTTCGGGGGCGTTTACTTCTACAGTTGCAATAACTCCAAGCCCAAAACCAGAAGCCTCCCAAGTATCTAACTGAGCAGCACTGTCAAGAAGAATCCAAGCATCATAGGCAGAAACTTCTGCATAAGATTCAATGACATCTGCTGCTGGTGCTTTACCGCTAGGTCCAACTGACGGAACTTGTCTAGAAACTGTAACAGTTACGGTTGCACTTCGTGGGTCTGAGCAGCGTCGAGGAGATGTTGCTTCATCTCCTGGAGCACCTACATACATTTGAATAAGGGAGACTACAACCTGCTCACAGTCTATTGCAGGAGCGCCTAGTGTCCAGTATTTTCTAAAAGGAAGTGGCATGTTGTATGAGGCAAAAGATGTAACAACTTGGTCAAGAACTGCTTGCATATAGACGGCAAGATTCTTGGCATCACTGTTCACTGTTGCTTTATTTATATTGATCATGTCACTCCTATGCGTCGTTTTATATTTATGGTGTGTAGATTGGTTCTACTCTTGTAGCAAGACTGATAGAGATGTTAGCAGAGAGAATAGTTACTACCTCTTCTATTGCTGAGTTTGCTGGGCTAGGTCTTGTACAATAAATTTCATAAGTCCCAGGGTCTCTAATCCCAAGAACATCATATACATCTTGATAGGAGGCATATACAGAGATGAGTTCAGCTTCTACATCCAAAGTCACTGCATTTGCAATAACTGCTGTTTTAGCCTCTGTATAATCAGATACGGACATAAAGATAGTCCAAGTGTTTTGTGTAAGTAAAAAGTCTCCACCAATTTCATCAAAATAGAGAGTAATATCTCCACCTGTAGGAAGTACTTGAAGGTCAGATGCAGTTGCTGGTAGAAGTAGGGAGTGAGGTGCGGCCCTTCTTGCCTTAGGTACATCTGGAGAAAACACTCGAGCACGTGCACGAGCACGGTCAGGGTTAGATGTTTTTAAGAATAAGTCAATTGCGTAAATACCAGTACGAAGTTCATCAATAAAATCTTGGCTGTCAAGCAGGGTATAAGAAACGCCTTGACGAGAAACAGATGTTACACGCTGTGGCAGAGCACAGGTGTCATCACCTTCATACAACTTAACTAGTTCTGTTGCAAGAATACGGGCAGCAGCCTTACCAGCAGTTGGAGGTGGAGTTCCGTAGGTGTATGTAACCTCTACGTTAGAAGGAGACCAGTTGGCTCCAGGAGTTGCAATAATTGTCGAATGCTCTGAAAGATAGTATTTGCTAGGACTGATGATTTTGCCAAACTGGTCACGCATATTGTGAATCTTAATTACCTTACGTCCACGAAGGCGTAGACGAGAATTGGAAGATGTCCCATCCCCCATGAAGTCGTATTCGCCAAAGCGACCAAAACCATCTGAGCGGATATTCTCAACATGGCCATCTACTAATATAGGTTGATAGTTTTTTGAAGATGCGCCCATACGAAGGTATGGGTCATAGGAAGAGACATATTTTTCTGTTACAGTCGTTGTTCCAGAATACTTACGACCAGACATTCCCCACAGTAAATAGGAAGCAGTCTTACAAGCATCATAGGCGTATGTAGAGTCCCCGTATGCACCGAGTTCTTCTGCGGTTACCCATAGATTGCTAGCCACTGTTCCTCCTTAAATACAAAAAGCGAACGACTACCATGTGTGCTGATGACACGACTGGCCTGTCGTCCGCCTTTTGTTTTATTTAATTAAGCTGTTGGGTCTTCTGATGAAGCGATAATGAAGTCAATTGCATTATCTGCGTTATAACTCTGCTGACCAGGTACGTTGTAGGTTGTTGTAGAACCTTGTGATGCAAAGTCTGTAACAGCCTTGTATCCACGCTGACGAACTGCTGAACCAACCGGGCTAACTGCGGCACTTACTACGTTAGTTGCTGTCTTAGCGTATGTGATTGTTGTAGTAGACGGAACTCCAGTAATTGTGAATGTACCGTTGAATGTCGAATCAACACCAGCTACAACAACGCTCTGACCTACTTCAAATCCGTGGGCTGAAGCGGTTGTAATAGTTGCTACGTTAGATGTAAGTGCTTTGTTGTTTACAACTGCTGAACTGTTGTCAAACCATTGGTAGAATCCCTTAAGACCTGTTGGAGCCCAGTCATCACGTGCATAAGCATATGGACGCTCTGTAGCAACTGGGAACTCCCAGCGGCCATCTAGACCTGTACCGAATTCTACGTTTCCAAGGCCGTAACCTTCGAATGTGTTAGCAAGAAGACCGTTTTCAATAACACGGTCACCTGACTGACGAAGCTTTGCGTATGGGAAAATCCAGTAGAAGTAAGGAAGTGATGTTGCACGCTTGCCATCCTTAACTGCGAATGACCAGCATTCAATAGCAACACCGTTACCTGAAGGGTCATCGCCAACTCCTGGGGCAGCCCAACCAATAGACTTGTTGTCTGTTGATGAGTATGTTCCAAAGTTCTTGCGAAGAAGCAAGCCACCTGAAAGAAGTGCTGTTAATTCTGGGTCTGGATCGCAAATTGCGAGTTCCATAGTGATGCGCTTAAGAGTATCTGGCGCCTTGTAAGAAACGCAAATGACACCACTTGCAGACTTCTCGATGATTTCATCGCCTTCTTCATACTCTGGTGTAAATGATGTACGTAAGAACGCCGAGGTTGTATAACTATCACCAGGTTCGGTGAGTAGGTTTCCTGAGGCGTCCAGTCTAGTGACTCGGATCGCCACACCTTGGACGCTTGCTGCGTAGTCCTGAGTGGCCATACCAGTATTCTCCTTAGTTTGTTTTTACTTATACAGTTGCAGGTACTGCTACCCGCACTGCAAAATGAATTGATGGGTCGAAATAAACAGCCGCAGAGCGGACTGCCTTGATAACCATGTCATTAATGTTAGCATTAATTCCTTGGCTCAATGATTCGTTTACGATTTCTGACTTGCTTAGGTGTACTTCTACTGGACCTGTTGCATACATCCAACGATTTGTTGCAGATGCTGCAGCTCCAGTTACGCTATATGGACCAATTCCGCTATAGCCTGAGCCAATAGCAACTTCTGTCCCTAAACGTGTCATTGCCTTACCTGTCTTTCCACCATCTGTTGAGGCATAAACAATCTTTGACCCAAGGATTGAGGCTACATCACGAGTCATATGAATAACCCCTCCTGCGCCTGTAGGTGAACTTGCTATTGCTTGCTCTAAATGAAACAGAGCGTTAGAGGCAGTGTGTGCTCCAGAAGCAGGGACAGTTGCTGCGCTTTGTTTTGATAAAAATACATTTGAATTGCTGGCTGCTGTAGCAGCAACCCCACTCCACAATTCTAGTTCGACTGCCTTTTGTGTTGCTGCCTCAAGTTGCTTGAGTGCGATAGCAAAACGGTCCTGTGCAGGTAGACCAAATGTTGAACGTGCAATCTCTACTTCAATGAAGAATGGAGAATAATCTCTATAGTAAGGCTCGGCGGAGGCGTCATACAATTCTCCGCCTGTAACTGAGTCATCATTGGTTGTAAGAATACGTGTTGTAGCAAGTGAGTCAAACTCATATGCAAAACCACGCACCCAACGCTCGTCATAATCGCTGGATTTGTGTGTCATAACACTAGCAACGCTCAAGAGACCGCAAGGAGTAGGTTTCAATTCAGGAGCT